AAGTAGATAATCATCTACGTTCTTAATCACTGTCTTAATACCACCTGCTGCTGCACCCATCAACATAGATATACCTGATGCAGTTCTACCTACACCAGCTATGCCTGTCTGACCATGTGCAAAAGATGGAAAACCTGTACTCTCATCCGATAGCTGTCTAGCTTTGTCAAACATCATCATGTTCTCGCTAGATACATTTGGATACTTTGTACCAAACAGTGCCTGACCGGGTGCACCACCCTGTCTTCTAAACACCTTGCCGGGATACACTGTCAAGTCCTGACCCGGTACTAAGTTAGTTTCATCTACCTCAATGAGTAAGTTACCTGACAGTACAGCGTTGTCAACTGCCATACGCATGAAACCATTCATCAAAGTTTGTGTGTCATCCATGTTCTCTGCAATACCTACACCAAAAAAACTATATGGGTTAAGTTCATAGGGTGCTGCCATGTAGGGTATACGAGCAGGTTTAAATGGATTAAGTACTACACGTAGTAGTCTACCATTACATATCCAGATGTTTGCCTGTAGCTCATCTAGCTCCTGTAGCTCTTTTGGTATTGCAATCTCTTGCTCTTCTAGTAATTCAATATCTACTGTACCCCAATACTCCATAACTTCAAAACGATCAATGTCGTGCTGTGGTGCATAGTCAGATAGATCATCTTCCCAGTACAGCTTCTCGTAGTTCTCACCTCTTGTGATCACTTCCTCAATTACACTGTCCCTGAAGTATGGGCGTTTCTTAAGTGCACGTAGTTGTGAACGTGACATCTTGTGTCGTTCTATTACATACTGTGCCTCATCCATGTTGTTAGCATCAGGGTCTGGGTAGAAGTTCCATACTGATACATGAGATACTTGTGGTACAGTTTTAATAAGTGGATTATACTCACCCTCATCATCCCAGTTAGGATACTCTTTATCAATAGCAAATGGTCCTTTCATAACACCAGTACCAAACAATGCCATTTCAAATGATGTACTTCTTAAATGCTTACTAGCACCTGACTCTTCTAACTGATCGTGTATCTTCTTCTGCATCCTTTTCGCTGCCACAAGAGCAGGGCTAAACGTAATTGCCGTACCTGTTTTACCAACACCTTCTCTAACACCTTCTATCTCTCCTAGTTTATTTGCATATTCACCTAGTCTTTCATTCAGAGTAGTTTGAGTATCACCCGGTTGTAGGTCTTTACCATCACCAGCAAAGCCATATGGACTCTCCATTATGTCTCTTACTTCAGGAGATTCCTTTGGATCAAAGTGTACATCACCTGCTACACCATCAGGTAGCTGTGTTGGGTCTATTGTCAATGGAAATTTATTATTTGCAAATAGAACATCTACTATCTGTCCATATGCAGCAAGGGTTTTAGTTTTAGTTACTTTAATAAATACACGAGAGCGTTCTGCTTCTGAGAACTGTACATCTGTGCCATACAAACCCCTGTAGTTTCTGTAGGATTTTATCCAGCGTTCTTCATCCTGATACCTATAGTCTTCTGCTCTTTTGTATCTGTCAACTATAAAAGGTACTAGGTTTGCTATTTCTTCATCTCTAGACTCATCTGCGTCCTCTAGATGTATAGCGTCTTGTTCTATTGTAAAATCATCTGCCATTATTTTTTTCCTTAATATCCAAATACAGCATCTGCTACTGGCATGGTGCTTGGTGGTCTTCTGCTAGGATCGTAATCAAATAAATTAAACTTAGGTCTTGACATAACCCCATATCGTAGTGCGTCATATAAGTGATCTTCTGCATGTGTATCTATATCTTCTGGGTTACGTTTGTCAATAGGTAATGCAGGTAATTGTGAAATTAGTTCTGTACAGTTAGAAAAGAATATTAGTCTAGGTTCTTCACTGTCCTCATCTACCTGTAATCTTCTATGTATTTCGTTCTTACCTGATACCCTACTTCCTTTACTTCTATCTGATGGCCTCCACCTACAGCCTTTGTTTATCATCTGTTCTGCAAGTGATGGTCCTGTATCACCTCGTTTATGCCATACAGAGCTATCTAGTACTCCATACTTTATATTACCATCTCCTGCTTCTAAGTCAAGTACCATATCAGCTAAATCTGTAGCTAATACTTTTGATACGTATAACTCTCTATATACTATGAGTTGTTCATCTGGCGTAACAGCAAACCAAAGAACACCACTATAAGAACCATAACCATAATCACATGCCCTAAACTTAACCCAGTTATTCGGTATATCAAATGGTTCAACTACATGTACATGCCTGTTAAACTCTGTAAAGGCTGCACCTTCTTTGATATCCCAATCACCCTCTAGCAACTGCCTACGCTGATGTTCAGGTAGTGACAGTAGCATTGCTTCGTAGTCACCTGTATCTGACAGGTATGGGTTATCTGATAACCTAGCAGGTATAAACCTACGTTTAAATAGTGGCTTACCTGCTTTACTATGACCTGCTGGATACTTTAATGTTTCTCCTGTTTCTATATCTGTCGCAGCAAAACTCGTATCGTAAGGTGCTGGATCAATAAACATCTTCTTAACCCATTGGTGTCCCGGTCCACCGGGGTTAGTTGTTGCCCTCATGTACACTTCTAAATCAGGGGCAGTGGAACGTAGACGAGATCTCATGTAGTTCCACGCATAAGGTGTAGGCCACTGAGTTAATTCGTCAAAACCTATCCAGCTAAAAGCCAGACCCTGATAGCGCATGACATCATCATCACGATCTAAGTATGACATCCAAAGTCTTGCACCAGATGGTGCGGTCCACTGCATCTTTCTTTCTGACCATTTTATTCCCGGCCAGACTTTAGGATATAGTTCCTGTGACTTAGATATTAATTCACGTAACTCTTCTGTTGTATGTCTTAATAATAATCCGCTAAATGCAGGATGACCCATAAACCGCAATGGATCAGCTAACATTGCATAACTTTTACCACCACCTGCACTACCACCATACAGTACTTCTCGTTCTGGTGCGGCTAGAAACTCTGTTTGTGGGCCAGTGTTAGGTTTGAATAGTACATTAGCTTCACGTTCAATAGCATGTGTATCATATTCTATTTTCTGTGGTGCTAACTCGTTTTGCTCCAAGTCTACTTTCTTCGATTGTTTTGGCTTTTTCGATCGCCTTTTCCGCATACTCTGCCCACTTGCGGAGACTTCTAGCTTTGTTCTTACGCTGTCGCTCATGCTTTATTCTTTTCTGTAGTCCAAGATGTGATATGTACCTTCCTGTATTTTTGCTTAACCATGCTGCTACCTGTCGCAACGAATACTGGCGTAGATACGCTTTAGCTTTTTCCAAATGATCGAGTTGTTTAGGTATTGGCAATAACAGGTCTTCATCATTGGGGTCAACTTCGTAGCCGAATGGGACTGTTCTAGCAATACGTGGTACAGGTAGCCACTCATTTTCTTCCTTTAGATCTGTTGGTTGCGGTAATTTCCATTTGCCTAAACTCCTATCCATTATTTTTTTTCTTTTGAACCGGGTCCAAATTTAGCAGAACCTGCACCTGCTGGCTTACTATCAAAGGCTGCTAAGAAAGCACCTACAAAAGGAATAGCACGTAAACCAACTTGTTTTGCTAATTCTTTTGCTGTTGTTTTTGTTAATCCTTTAACTATATTTTGTTGTTGTTTAAGTAATGCCTTTCGCTGTTTTTTTTCTTTATCAGTCATTACTGAAGTATTAAGTTTTTTTAAATCTTCAATTCTCATTTGTGCTAATTTAACTTTGGGGTTTTTAATTCTGTTTTCTTCGGCTATCCGCTTTAATTCTGCTTCACGTTTTGTGAGTTTCTGTAAATCTTTAAGTGGTTTTCTTCTTCCTCTACGCCTTTTGCTTGACATAATATCTTGGATCGCGCTTGTTGCGCCATACCCTGCTATACCTGCAGCAAGCCCTAGACCTGCATAATGATTTCTAACAAGAGGTGGTTCCTGCACCTTCATCGTTGATTTTTTTTGTTTTGGTCGTGGTTTTGGTTTAGGTATAGTTTTCTTTTTTTCTACCATTTAATTATCCTCCTCTATTTGTTTCTTAGGAGGCATTAACATCACACCACCACTTGCTTCTACCTGTATCTTCTCAGTTTTAATTAAACCAGTACGATCTAGTAGTTCCTTTGCTGCTGACATCTTATCTCTTAGTCCTAACTCAGTAGGGTCCATAAGTGCACTTGCCATTGCTACAGCAGCTTTAGGAGCATTACGTGCCATATACTGCTGTGTTGCTTCTAGTATCTCTTCCTTAAGGCTCTTAACTACCACTGTAGTAGATGTACCATCTGCATAGCCAGCTAGTTTCTTAGCTGTTGCTACATCCCCACCAGCTTCGTCAAATAGTACATCTAGGAATTTTACCTGATTTTCTGTGTACTGTCTAGTCATTTAATTCCCCAGTTCGCATTATGTTACTTAGTCTAGTAGCCCTGCCTTTTACCTGCTCTGCCCACCTACTGTCTAACATCTCAACTGCTGCATTGTTATAGTCCTCATCTTCTATAGCAGACCACATCTTCTTAAACTTATTTAAACGTGGCATACCTAGATTAAAAGCCATATTAACACACACCATCTGTCGTGGTGCATTTAAAATTGCCACACAAGGTTGAGCAGCAAGCAGTTCTCGTTCAGCAATGCCAACATCAACACGTAAGAGGTATCTAGCACCGTAAAGTGATATTCCATTTTCTCGTAAGTCTCTCATATCATCTAGACCTATGTGTTGTAATTCTTCTAGTGTCAAAGGTCTATCTTCAATATTCCTGCCTACACCTATAGTTTCTATACCTAGACTATCTTTATATATTTTTCTTTCCATGCCTTCATCTCTAATAAGCATGTCAAGTAATTTACTTAAGTCGTACTTCATCTATTTCTTCTTAGGCATTGCAAAACCAAAGTATGCACCAACAAGTGCAGACAATGAACCATACATCATCATAAGAATACTGTCTGCTGCTGCAAACCTGTCAGGCCATATCAGTACAGCAGTAGTAGCAATAAGCATTGTAGCTAGTGCAGTCCATGCCATATAGCGTCTGTTAGATTGATATGCTGCTTTGTCAACAATTACATTTTCTTCTGCCATGTTTATCTCCTATTATTTGTACTTAATTTTATTGTTGTTTTAGAGCTACTACCCGGACTCATTAAAGATTTTATTTTATTTAATTCTTTTTCTAGTTTTTCTTTTTTATCTTTTAACTCTTGTTGAGTTGGTTTTCTATTATCTTTTACTTTTTTTCTTCTTGTTTTTTCTAAACTCTTTGCTGTACTTAATTTTTTTGATTTGTTTACTGCGTCTTTAACTGGTCCTGTTACCTCTTTAATTTTTTTTAAAAGTCTTTTCATCACACTACTCCTTTATGTTTTTATATTATATCTTTTACTTGCTTTTCTATTCTTAGTACGTGGATTAGATTTTGGTTTAGGAGGAGGTGGTGTAGGTTTAGATCTTGGTTTAGGTGGTGTCTTAGCTTTTGTTTTTTTAGTTTTATTATTAGATGTTACTTTACCAGCAGTAAAACTAGCTACACCAGTAACACCAACAGCAGCTAATCCTTTTTTTATAGCGGATCTTCTATCGTTCATTTTTCCTGCAACTATATCATTTGCAAGTTCTTTAAGTCTCTTTGGTCCTACTATTGCAGTAACTTCACCAGTTTTTTCTGTAACCCTTGTTGCACCCGGCATTACTTCTTCAGTAACTTTATCTGTAGCTCTTCTGCGTAAAGTTTCACGTCCTCCAAATTTATTTGCATTCTTTTTAAAATTTGAAATAACTTTTTTATTTTCTTGTAACTTAGCTTTTTTAGTACCTGACGTAGCATCTATAGCTTTATCAATTGCTATACTTACATCAGATAAAATACTTCTAAGTCCAGATACTCCTTTAACCATTATATTACTCCTTTACTTTTTAAATAACTTAGTGGCACTACGTACCCCAAATGACGCTGCCACGATTACCGAAATGGCGTACTTATACCACTCAGGCATCAGTTGTAGTTGGCTAAACCCTATTTGAACTATGTCTTCACAGCCGGGAATGAACGCAAGCACAAGAGGTATCGAGAACAAAATTGTAAGCCACTCGTCTTTCCACGAGTTATCACTCGCTTTAGCCTGTGCTATATCCCAATCTATTTCACCTGCTGCCTGTTTTTCTTTTATCTTAGCATCAGATCGTATTGTTACAATCTTAGCTTCCGTCTTAGCTTTCTTCTCAGCTACATGTCCTTCTAGCCACGTACCAGCTAGATTGGCTACTGGTCCTAATAACGTGCCTAGCATTAAGCTCTCCTAAACCTAGCTGTCTTCTTAGCTATACCTTTTGGTTGTTTTACGTGCTGTTTCCTACCTGCACGTTTAGCTTTGGTTGTAGCAGCATACTCAGAAGCTGATAGTGACTTAATAGCTTTAGCAGGTAAATATCTCTCACCTGTAGCCTTTGGTCCCTGTGTAGATGGCTTACCTGACTTAGTACGCCAATCCTGCTTTGTCCAGTTTGCTAAACTCTGTTGTGACTTAGCTCTTGCCATGACACTCACATTTACATACATCTGGATTACAGCCACACTCTATGCAACTATCGCATTTAAATTCTGACCCTACATCACACATGCATACTGAATTTTCTCCGCATTCACATGTCATTATGATTTGTAACCTCCACCTTTTTCTTTATAACGCTTTGCTAACATCTGGGCTTTGCGTCCTGACCATTGTCCGGGTGATCCACCTTTTCCACTCGCTTTAATGCTATTAAATAATCTTTTACGCATACCGGGCTGTGTATAGTTACCTGCTGCATTTACTGTGCTACCACCACTTTTTAATTTGATAGCCTTTAATTGGTTAGACTGTTTCTTATGTGCAGCACTTGCCTTTGCCAGTTTACCTGCTACTTTTTTTATTACTTTTTTTGCTTTTGTTTTTACTGCCATTTGTCTTAACGTCCTTTGCGTATAGATTATTAAATGTTACAGATGGATCTAAGTATGTCTCGTGTCCTTCTGCTGAGTGCACCCATTGTGACGGTACAAAGTCAGGTGCACCCTCTCCAGTTCTCCATAAAGCAGGACTCGTTGCCCTTACTCTGTTATTAGGCAGTGCTACAAAGTTTCCTGTCCAGCTACCAGCATCTGTTAAATATATTACGTGTGACTGTTTATGCTGTGCAGGATCATCTGCTATATCATTGCCTGTGTAATCTACGGTAAATAAATATTTACCTGTATAGAGATCACCTCCTATCTTACACAACCAAGGTGATGAACTTACTCTATCCAGAATGACTGTACCATGTTCTCGTGACTCACAATCCCAAGGCTGGCATATATGATCTTCCATTGGGTCAGGCCACTCTTCTAGAGGTATGTCAGCTACGAGTGCCTGTATCGGCATCCTCGCCCACATAGCTCCTCCATGTACATTCTCTTGAGGTCCATCTTCCCTGTCTATTTCACACCCAGTAAATACAATTTGAAAACTAAGTGATCTGTCTGGTATGGTATTTACTGCAAATGCAATCCCATGTAGAAATTCACCGTGATAATTCTGATGGTTACTAGTGAACTCTCTACGTACCCAACAATTGAAGTGGGGTACATTGCTTATAAGATTAGGCATTATCTACGTTTAGCAGCTCCACCCTTAGACATCTTCTTTGTTTTTTTACTCATGCCACCATACATCATTTTTTTAGTAGCACCACCTTTAGACATCTTCTTTGTTTTTTTATACATATTAATACTTATCCTTTCATCATTTTAGCAACTACATCTGGACGTTGCTTTGCTAATGCTTTCAGACCGGGATTATCTTTAACCGATCCTCCTGCTGAGTACATGTGCTTCTTATTGTTTGCCATACCACCATACATCATTTCTGGTTTCTTTATAGCACCACCTTTAGATTTTTGTTGTATTCTAGGTTGTGATTCAGTTTTCTTTTTCTTTTTCTTAGCTTTTATTTTATCTATTTGTTTTTCAGCATAGTCTACCGCATCTTGTAATGAACCTTCTTTATATTTTTGAAACTCTGCTATATAGTCTTCTCGCAAACTTTTATATTCATCTGCCATTTTAACATCTCCATTTTCTAAGTGACTTATTAATCCTTGAGTTAGGATCATTTCTAGTTTTTGCACTAGTTAGTTTCTTTTTCATACCACCCATTCTAGCGCAAAAAGATTTACGTCTGTTGGCAGCTTTAGATCCACGCTTAACATTCTTAGCAGTTACAGGTGGTTTAAGATTGTGACCACCTCTTTTGGCTTTTGCCCTACCTGCTGCTGTTAATCCACCAGTAGGACTCTTATCTTTCTTAGTAAACTGTACAGGTCTACGTTTTCTACCGGGTCTAGCCATCTTTCCATCCCT